CTGCATACTTAATTTTTATAAATTGTTCACATACTACATCAGGATACTTTAATACTATAATTTCTACACGAAATGAAGCTAATTGTTTTTTATCAATTAGTTTTTTAGTTGTTGTGACCTTATAAACCTTACCAAATAACCCCTCTAAAACCAATTTGTGAGTTTGAGTTCCATCTAATGTGCCTGTAGTTCCTACTCTATATTCTGCATTTATACATTTAGTCATGATAGATGTAAGAGACTTTGATTTAAAACCATGTGCCTCATCACCAATCACTAACTTATATGATTCAAAAAGTTTTTTCTGGAGTTTATAAATGGATTGCCATGTGGATATAACTACTTGTTTATCTGAAACTTTATCTTGTCCAGCATAGACTTGATGACAAAATTTTGCGGAATCCCATCCATATTGTTGAAAATCTGCATATAATTGAGAAACTAATGATGTGGTAGGAACAATTATTAAAGTCTTAACGTTTAAAGCCCGTACAAGTAAATAGATTATTAGTGATTTACCACTTGCAGTAGGAGATACCAACAAACATTTTTTGTATGATAAGGCATGATGAAATCCTTCAAGTTGATAATCTCTCGGTTCAAATGGTAAATTTAAATCGGAAAGGAAAGTTTCATTCTTTTCTATCTTACGTGGCTTCCACCAATCGCCATCAGGAACTACTTGATAATTTCGCTTTTCAGCAAATATAAACACGTATTCAAGTAATCCACTATATAACAACCTATTGTGGATATTAAATAATCTTATATTACCGTCCCATATCTTCATACGATAAGAGGGCATGAATCTAAAACCAGGAACTTGAAATGTAAAATAATCACAAATTTCTTGTGCTACACCATCTTCACAGTTAATTTTAAGATATACTTCATCCTTCTTTGTAATCTCAATAGTCTCAATGGCCTTCTGTAAATCTTTTCCAATCGATTGCATTTTTGATTATAAATCCTCTATTAGATAGACTCTTAACTATAGATTCCAAATATCCGACCTTTTCTTCTACTACTGCAATAATTTTTGAAGAATTAATAATGTCATCATCCGCTTCAATATAGATGTCTATATCAGCTTTAAGTAATTTAAGTTGAAATGGTTCCAAATCAAGAGACTCCATTTCTTCAGCACTCATTCTTCCACCAAAATAATCCTTCTTTTGTCTGATCAACCTGTTATGATCATATCGCAAAGTACGGAGTCTTAGTCTTTCATCGTGAAAGAAAATTAAATATTTGTTATGTAGTTGTGGAATTTTTACTGCTTCTTTAGATAATTCAGTTTCATCTATTTCACAATCAATAGTCCATTGGTACTGTAGTTCTTCAAATTTCATAATCTTTCAATTTTTTGAGGACGACCATTGTGCCCACTTGTTCAATTATTTCTGTATAACCCTGTTCGATCCATTCATCTATAAATCTAGTTACTCCTTCACAGGTTGGATCTGTATAATCATGAGCTAAACAAACACCATGTAAATAGTTCCAATGATGAATAAAATCTTTTTTAACTCCATCATAAGAATGATCACCATCGACAAATAACAAGTCCATCGGTAGATTTTTCATTCCATGTGAATTGTCTACTCTAATATCTAGTCTATCTTTTTCTTCGTATTTATTCAACCAATCGTCCGCATCAGGATCATGACAACCCTCAACAATATCAACAGAAACTATTTTTACATCTGAATTGTGTGTTGCTACAGAAAGTAATACAAGAGAACCCGCCCAATACCTACCAAGTTCTAATATCTGTGCACCTTGAAAATGTGTCAGTTTATTAGCATATTTGTACAATAATCCTGCTTCGTGCAAGTCCAATCGTATAATATCTCTTGTTTCTCTGGGAGAGTTAAACATCCATAACAAGTGAGAAAAATCACTTTTCATTTTAATTTTAATTGTTCAATAGATTCTTAATAGTATATTCTGTATAATTAAAACTAACTGTTGCAACTTGATATACTGGGTCTGCTGTAGTACTATCAAATGGTATTGCTGATAATGTGGTAGGGAAAATATCTTTGAAATGTATTTCCATCGTAGGATTCATGGCACTACTCACAATAGTTAATACTGCGGAAGTGTATTTACTTACATCACCAATCATCCATTCATATATTTCTTGCCAGTTTTTTAAATATTCATCAATCATAAAAGTTATATCAAGTGCCTCATAAGTTATAATACCAGTATGCCGAGAAAAATTTTGAAGTTGAGGAGTTGATATAGTTTGTGCTTCCAATGTTATTCCTGGTAGGTTAGCAGTCTGAATAAAAAAGGAAGTATTTGGTAAAGCACTAACATCAAATTTAAATTGTACATCTGCTAAAGGATTAATATTTTTAGGTTGATCTGTTAGACTTGTCATATATCCTTTTCATCTTTTGAAAATAAATTTGGTAGTTTTGGAAAATCATCTCCACGATAATTGACCCAAATAAATTGTAGAGCGGGATGTTCTTCAATAACTTTAAAAATTTGTTTATCCCAATTATTATATTCGGCTTTCCATCCATCTACTCTTTTACTATCTTTACTGAAATAATGTTCTGTATCAGTATAGATGTTATCATAATAATTGTTATGATGATCAAAACCTAATAAGTAAACTTTTTCAAAATCATTACAAGTAAAATCTTGACAAGCAATATGTAATGCTGAAGTTCCTGTAGACCATCCTAAAACTTCTTCACCCACGTTTTTTATCTTATTTTCCATTCCTTTAGGAACCCAGATAATGTAACTTTGGGGTTTTGTTACTCCACTATCAAGTCCAGAAATATACACAAAATATTCAGAATCAAATCTTCGATATGTTGTATGTTCTGTTCCATTAGCTAAAGAATCATATGCTTCTGCAGGTAACAGATTCCATGAATTATGGGTAAAATAACATTGTCCATCATATCCAGATTCAATAATATCACTCATTATTCCTGCATCAGTAGCACAAATCACATCAGGTGTAAAATCTCTATAACAAGCATTACATCCTATAACTGTTCCATCTAATTTTGATATATCAATGTTTTTTCTACTTGGTCCATTTCCTAGTACAAAAACGGATTCTATACCTTGAGCATCAGGTCCTTCATACATATCACCACCTTATATCTATCTCTTCTCGGCTCACACCTTATTATATCACACTATTTCCATTTGTCAACTACTATTACTATTTAGTAAGCACAAAAAAAGGATGGACAAAAAGCCCACCCTTTTTTCTATTTTATCGCCCGAGGCTATTACTCTAGTCTTCCTTAAAAAGGATTACATCAAGTTAGCTACGATAACGTGTCTGTAGTAACGGTTAGCATTCGCTGTAAGTGCACCGGAACCAGCTCCGTTATTTGCGGAACCTGTTTCATTCGCGAAAGGATTAGAAACAAGACCATAACGAGTCTTAAAACCAATCTTAGGCTGGAATGAGTTCTCACCAACTGCACGAACCATTTGCAACGGAACGTAAGGACAGTAGAACAGTCCTGCGTCATATGCAGATGAGCCTTTGTAACCAACTGTGAAATAGTTAGTTGCGGCAGAAGGAGCATACGGATCAACGAAAACTTTGAAACGACCATTCAAAGTTCCAACCATTGTGGAACCAGAATCATCAGGATCAAAACCATTTCCGGAAGGATTTCCAGAGAGTTGACCAGCCATTGCTAATGCGGATGCTACATCTGAAGAAGTAATAAGAATATTACCTTTTCCTCTGCGAGTATCTTTAGCAATTGCGTTTGCTTCACGTTCAATCTGGAACATCAAGCCTTTGAACTTCTCAACAGACCAACGTCCGTTTGAGTCAGTATCAAGGTCGAAAGTTCCTGCGGATGTAGTGTTATGAGCTGCACCAGTTTTTGCGTTGGTGTAGATTGTTCTCATAACTTCGCGGTTAATTTCAGCCAAAATTTCTGTTGACAGAATGTTTGACAGTTCTGTTTCAGCATCCAAACCGTGAACGGCTTTAAGATCCTGTGCCAATTCCATTGTGTACTCAGCTTTGAGTGCACGTGACTTGGCTGTAACAGTTACTTTGTCAATTGCGAATGCCATTTCGGATACTGTAACATCAGCTTCTTGTGTCGCTGTTGCTGTACCAGTACCAGTAGTCATACTAGCATCTGCTGGATTGCTGTTAGCAGAATGTGTTCCACTACCAGAAAAGGATGAGTCGGCTTCAACAGAGTCTGCTGCTTCTACACCGGCCTGAGATGTGATGTGAGACTTCATACAGAAGATTAGTCCGGTAGGACCAGTCATCGGTTGAACTCCACAAACATCATAAGCGATGAGATTAGGCATGGCTCTACGAACCAACGAAATTAGAACAGGATCAACGGTGTCAATATTACCGCCGGTCTTGTTAGCGTGAGCCGCTTCTTGGATACTTCCAAACATTCCACCGTCTTGAGTGGCTTGCTCCCGCATGGCTTTCTCTTGGTTTTCCAAAAGAACTGCCGTTACGGCCTTCCGATAATTATCTTTAATCGGAGGGAGGTCTTCATGTGTAAGAACCGGACCCCACTTTTTCTGAAGGTCTTCAGCTAGGTACATATTATTCTCCTATAAGGTTTAAAATTAAGTATTGTAGCGTTTTATCGCTGATGTATAATGTTGCATGTCTCCATCAACTTTTATTTCCTGTTTCTCGTCAGAAACTTCAATTGTTTCATCTGTTTCTGTGATCTCTGAAGTAACGGCATCAGATTTAGGGAAATAACTTTCTTTAAGTACATTTAATTTTTCAATGTATTGCTCTGTATTTTCAAATTCAATTCCTTCGGCCAACTTAGAGATTTTTTCCGAATCAGTATCGGCTAAATCTTTAGTTGCTAGCTTTAAGGCATCATCTTTTTTGAATTGAGCCAATTCTTTTTGGAGTTCTACTCCACGATTAATCTCTTCATCCAAAGAGGTTTCAAGGTCTTCGACTTTTGTGAATAAGTCGTCTACCATGTCAACTTTCTCTTCTGGAAGTTCAATGTAATGTTCTGTGAAGAGAGTTTTGAGTCCAGACATGAAATCTTCAACCAATTCAGAACGAATTCCTCTTTCGATTGCTAATTCATTTTCTTTCATCCACTCTTCTACAACATAAGTGAGATAACCGTCAACTTTTTCTGTAAGTTCTTTTTGGAAAACTTGAGATCCAGCTTCTTGTTCTTTTGCTTGTTCTGCCATTCGAACATTGACTTCATCGACAACTTTTGCGTGAACGGCGGCTTCGAAAATAGTTGTAGCCTTTTCTTTGAATTCTTCAGAAAGACCTTCTTCACCTTTTGTTAATGCTTCGATATCATCTTGAACATTAATTGGTGCGATGTCTTCTGCAGAAATAGATACTTTAGTACGAACTGGTTCTACAACATCTTCTTCAATTTCTTCAAGAGAGGTTGAGGACATAATTTGTTCATACTTGGTTGCTAAATCAGATTTTAACATTCCATTAACTTGATCATAAATGTTTTTTAACATTTGATTTTTAGTTCCTGGAACTTCAAATGATGCACTAATACCACCTTTTTTACGTGATTTAGCCATCTTCTTAGCAAGTGCTTTATCAACTTTATAGCCGGGTTTCGAACGCTTCTTTTTAGATTTTGCAATAGCTTTCTTACCAGATGATGACTTGGCATATTTTGCTGCGGCCATCTTTGCTTTAGATGACATTTTCTTTTCGGCAACAGGCTCTTCTTCCTCGTCATCTTCTTCAGGCTCTTCTTCGCCTTCTTCTTTTTTGACGGAAGCTTTACTTTCTTCTACTTCCTCTTCG